CTTGGATATGAGTGGTTGGTTGCATTATTATCAGCATCACAAGTGAAAGTTACACCATTGTTAGCAATAGTAACTGTATTTGAAGTTGTAAGACTGTGTGCTCCAATTGTTAATACTAGATCACCAGTTGCAGGAGTATATGTTGTACCTGTAACTGCAGTGTAATTACCACCTAAGTTATCAAGGATACCATTTGGAGCTCCTTCTACAAATGCATGATTACCCATAGGAGCATCACAACTGAATACTAATGAATCATCAGCAATCTTGATTACTTGTCCATTTTCAAATGCTCCTCCAGTAGCAGTATGAGTAAATGTCAATATACCACTGACAGGATCGTATGCAACATCAGTAGGAGTATATGTTGTTGGAGCAGGAATGCTATGAGTACCAACTGTTAATACCAATTCACCTGTTGTAGGTGTGTATGTTGCATCAGTTACGTCATGATTAACAGTAGGTGTTGGACCTATATTAACTGAGATTGTATCTACATCAGCATCTACAATTACAATACGTTTTTCATAAGCAGGGTCGGTATTGCGTGGATATGAATGGTTAGATCCATAACTATCCATGCTGCAAGTGAAGATAAGACCATCTGCTGCAATACTGATATGCTCACCAATATTCAATCCATGATTGGGAATTGTAAGAGTCAATACACCAGCGGCAGCAGCATAAGTTGCATTGGTTGGAGTAAACTCCTTCCACCACATTGCACTAGATCCACCGTTGATACTTAGTGAAGGATACTGTGTGGTGCCTGCCTTAACTGCTTGCTCAGCAATCCAACGAATGTTTGTATCAATAGCATCAGCACAATCAGCAAAGACTTGCTCTCTGGAGTTTGCTTCGAACGAGGAAAGATCAACATTACCAGGATCATTTCCAGGAATGTAATCTCTACCAAAACCATTTCTCATGGTTACGGTTGCCATGTCTCTGACAAGTTTCATGACAGTGACAGTTGCTTCCCAATCGTCTTCAATATGCTTCAGTGAGTTATCCTCTGTTTCAACATAGAGACTTGCTGCATCCCATGTCCTCTCATTACAGTTGTAGTTGAGGTCATGGGTAAGAGCATTAAGGACATCCTTAACGTCATCACTACAGTTAACAGGACCACCATTGATCTTGAATAGGGCATACTTGGACATATCATTCATTGTCTCGACTGCTTCATGTGCAATCAGATCAATATTTGCCTTGATAGCATTGGTAGCATCCTTATAACGATTCCAGTTGGAAACGCTATCCTGAGGATATCCTTCATCATCGATAGTGATGGTATCATCTCTAAATGCACCACGAGCAGTAAACAGGGGTGTGTGATAATCTTCTTGTGTCCATGCTGGGATGCCAAAGTCTGCAGCAACTTCTCCAGGAGAAAGGAGTAAGTTGTTACCTGCTTTCTGTGTGAGATACTTAGCGTGCTCAAATGCATCAAGCATTGGATTCAACTCATGCTCAACATGGAGGATGTTGTCTTGATTATCCAAATACTGATCAATAAGTAATTCCACGTTGTATGTGCCACCAGTGCAAAGGTCAGCAATTACAGCAGGGAGAATGAATTGCTTAATATCTCTCTCACAGGTTGGACGACCACCACCAGGAATGATGTGGAATTGTGTGAGAGTGCCGTTAAAATCAATCTCATACTTATCGAGAATATATCCAGCAACTTCTTCTGCGATATAGTCGCGGTTTTTCCAGATCAAGACACCAGTGTCTCTGAAGATATCAGGATTAGGTGCCAAGACTTCTAGTACTTCACGACCCAAAGTATCAAACTCATCCTGGATGGATTGGGATGCAGGAGAAGAGAAGTTATTAGGAATTCTCAATCTCTGAGTATATACACCCTTCAGATCTATGTCAGTTGTAGTAATTGCATACTTACAAAGGACAAATGCCTGATCCCATGCATACAGAGTTTGCAGAATCTCGTTACTAACATGCTTCAGTTTGCCTGATGCCTCAAGGTAAGTACGAGCGGTATAAAGAGAGTTGTAGTTACCACCGTCTCTCAAGTCCTTGACCAGAGCGCCGATGATGTAGTCTTTAGTATCCCTGACACAGTTGTTGGTACCTTGGTATGTGCCTTCGGCCACGTTGTTGCCAGGGACGACAAAATCAGGGAATGCTGCTTCCATTCTTCCGACTGCCTCTTCAGCAATCCATGCAGCGTTGAGGTCGATAATATCAGCACAGTTTCTGTGATCTGATCTACCTAGGTCAACGTTTTCAATGATCGCAAAGTTTTGATCGTAGTTAAGTTCCTTGACAGCAGCAGAAGAAATACGCTGACCAGTGTAGATAGCATATGTTTCCTGATTATCTATGACGAATGGTTGCTCACCATCAAGACCAAACTTAACATACTGGTTAGAGTAGTCGATCTGAGTAGGAGGCACAAATCCAGTATTGAAGTCGGACTGTCCATTCTTAACAACCACGTTGTCCATGTAACCAGTAAACTGACTAGCACCGTTGAAGTCAGCACCGATGTAGATGGCAGCATAACCATAATCATTAGTGTCGGCATAGTTACCACCAACCTGCACGCCATCAACATAGAGTTGCAAGACGCTAGCAGTCCTGACAACTGCAACGTGATGCCAGTTGTTAGCAACCAGCGTGCCACCAGTCAGCAGTTGAGATGTGCCATTGTAAACTGTGATTGCACCGTTAGTCTGAAGAGTAATTCTCAAACCAGAGGAAACAGACAGACGACGGAAGTCAAACAGATGTTGTGTGGTGCTTAGATTATCTGCTCTAACCCAACCTTGGACGGTAAAGTCTGCAGTGTTGCCGAAGGAGAAGTCGTAACTATCTCTAGTAACCAGATATCCAGTAGCTGGGAATTTGATAGATTTTTCACCACTGAGTCTCTTGTATTTCTGAATAACACTTAGAGAAACACCGTTTTGGTTAGCAGTGGTGGAGTTGGTAACATACTCACCATCTTGGAAGGATCCTGTGATAGCATCGGCAAAGATCCACTTCAGACCAGAGTTAGATCCGATTGCTTCAAATGTTGCACCGCTGGTAACACCAGTAATGGTGTCGCCAACAATAAACAAACCACCAGAGCGATCCTTATATGCAATCTTCGTTGTGCGGATATTTTCGCCAGCAACGAATGTGCCGTCAGTGATGCTCGCGAGAGCGTTAATATTATTAAGATTTTGTGCTGTAATCGCAGTCGTAGAGATGTCTACGAGCGTAGCGATATATGCCTGGACATTAGCACAATTCTGGATTGTTTCATTTCGGCCTGAATCGTAATTGGGGTCGAAATACTTGGCAGTTGTGCCACCGCCAGTGAAGATTGCATTATCCAGTGCCTTGACAAATGTGTGTACATATCCACCACCACTACTGACTGCACCAGCAGCAGCAACAACGAAATCGTGGACATACTGATGATCATCAGGAGATGCACCAACATTAATAGTAATGGTAGTTGCAGTAGTACCATGGATAAACAGACGCTTGCCAGATGCAGGGTCAGTAGATCTAGGATATAAGTGAGTACTGCCATTAGCATCCATATCACATGTTAATGTCAAGGAATCGTTGGCAATGGTCACATAGTCATTCAACTGAAGAGAGTGTGCTCCGATAGTCAATTCCATGTCACCCGTTGCTGGATCGTATAAAGCATCAGTTGGGGTGTATTGGACTAGAGGAGTTGATCCAATGTCAACTGTGATTGTAGTAGCAGTCTTAGCACTAATAGCAAGAGCCGTGTTGAATGCAGGATCTCCAGCACGAGGATAGGCGTGGAGAGTTTCATCGTTATCGGCAGCACAAGTAAACGTCAGAGAGTGTGGACGGATCGTAACAGTATCCGAAGTTGTCAGTGTGTGATTGCCAATGGTAATAACCATTAGACCATTTGCAGGTGTGTAGACTGCATCAGACACATCAAATTCTTCCAGATCTGCCTCACCACCGCTGTAAGATCCTTGATATGTGGTAGGATCCTTCAGCATCAAACCTGGTGATAAGGTTCTGGTATTGACTTGATAATATAGAAGGTTGTTGATTGCTTGGAATGACAAGTGCATTGCCTTATCGATAGCAGTCAAAGATTCTGCATACTCACCGATTAGACCGTTAGTAATAGGTGCTCCAACAGCATCGAAATACTTCTTAGTGAATTCGATGATGTTATAGTTACCACCCTGAGAAATGTCTTCTGCCAAAGCATCGATCATTAGACCGATGTCACGACGACACTTGATTTGACCAGGAGAATAAGATCCAAAGGACTCACTGGGGAGGTCAACCAGCGTGCCATTCAGCAGAGTTTCATCAACCACATCATAGAGAGTGGTAATTGATGCTTGGACATCGCTGCAGTTGTCAGTGCCATTGTTGGACTGGTTAGCACCGTTAGTGCCGTACGGATCGTTAGGTGATGGGTCAGCAGTAATACCGTTACCATCGTAACCACTATGATCAATCTCACTATAAGGGGTATAGGTAATACCTGCATTAGGTCTACCAACAGACTGACCAACATGGACTGTAATTGTGGTTGCAGTTACTCCATCAATATTAAGAGCAGTATTATATGCTGGGTCAGTAGATCTAGGATATGTGTGAGTAGTGCCATTAGAATCCATCAAACAAGTGAATGTCAATGAATTAGGAGCAATTCTAATTGCAGTTCCTTCTGATAAGGAGTGACTACCAATCGTTAGTTCAATTGCACCAGTACCTGTATTATAAATTGCATTCGTAACATTATGATTTACGATAGGTGCTGCACCAACATCTAAAGTGATTGTTGTTGCTGTTACAGCAGTAATGTTAACAGCTGTTTGATATGCAGGATCAGTTACTCTAGGATAAGTCTTATCAGAAGAATTACCATCCATCAAACAAGAGAATGTCAATGAATTATCAGCAATCCTAACACTTGTGTTAGCAGTCAAACTATGACTACCGATAGTCACTTCCATCAATCCTGATACTGCATCATAAGTTGCATTCGTAACATTATGATTTACGATAGGTGCTGGACCTACGTTTATAGTAATGGTATCTGTGGTTGTACCTATAATAGCAATATTTGATCCAGATACAGGGTCAGTTGCTCTAGGATATGTCTTCCATCCAGTTACTGCACCAACGTTAACTGTAATTGTTGTACCAGTTGCAGATATAACTGGAAGAGACGTATTATATACAGGGTCAGTAGATCTAGGATATGTGTGAGTAGTTTGATCTTGATCCTTAGTGCAAGTAAATGATAGAGAATTTGCTGCGATAATAATTGTATCAGCAGATGTATAGCTATGAGATCCAATCGTTAATTCTAAGATACCAGTTGTAGGTGTGTATGTTGCATCAGTTACATCCTTCTGCACACTACCATTAACTGTTACTGCATTAGATGCTGTGCCACCTACCCATGTATGTGGAGAACCAGTACCCATACCACAAGTAAAGGTTAGTGCATTGTTAGCAATAGAAATTGTATTTGATGTTGTTAACCCATGCCCAGCAGAGGTGATGATCATATCACCAGATGAAGCAGTATATACTACATCTGTAACTATGTTTGGTAAGTTACCTGTATTTGATGTAACTCCATTTACTACAGCAGGTGCAACAAATGTATGTGTATAGTCACCACCAGATTGCACTGCGTTAGATGCTGTGCCACCTGTCCATGTGTGTGTATAGTCACCACCAGACTGTACTGCGTTAGATGCTGTGCCACCTGCCCATGTGTGTAGACTGTCACCACCAGCATTAGCTGGCACCTGGAAAACAGCAGTCAGATTGTTGGTGATTGCCAACTTCATCATATCTTTTGCTTTTTCAAATCCATAACGAGTCTCAGCAGACTCATTATTCACATACACAAAATTGCCAAGAGAATCAAAGAACTTCTCACAAAGTTTACGAGTATAGACGTTACCACCACGGAAAATGTCAATGGAGATAGCATCGATATACAACTCAAGGTCACGGATACACTTATTAGGATCAGGCACAGCGAGTGACGTATATTGCGTCATCATCTCATCGTATGCCTTATTAGCAATGTATGACTTATTCTTTTGAATCAGACGATATGCGTCAGAATACCTACTCCAAGAGTTAGTAATAACATCACCAGGGAAGTAGTATCTGGGGTGCTTAACAGCGATTTCTGCTTCAGCAAAATCAACGATTTGATCTTTGTTGCCAAGGATCATTGCCGAAGCATCTTTGAATCTATTGGTAGCAGCACCATGGAATACGGAAACGGGGTTGCCGTAGTTTGCTCTGTTGTTAATAACAATATCGCCTTCTTGGAAGTTGCCACCTGCCAATTGAGTGTATTCAACTTCAGTATTTCTAACTTCTTCAAAGTCAAGGAAGTCATTATTAATTCTGCTAGCAGAATCGTAAAGTTCAGTAGGTGTAATGGAAGATTGAGAAATGTTATCGATAATAACATTAGGATTAGTAATACTAACCAGACGCTCAAACAGCAGACCATAGAATGTAGATCCTGGGTTGATAATCAACTCATCAACAGGGTCGCTAGTAGCGGGGTCAATATAAGGAGAGATGAATGTAATCTGACCAGCAATCTTGGAACCTGCTGAGTAGACAAACTCATTCAGTCTCAGATCAAAGATACCAGTTTCAAACTGTGCAGTACCTGAGGTCTTACTGACTACGATGGCATCGGTAACATTACCCTGATCATCGATATTAGTTTCTTCAATGATGGCAGTATCACCATCAAGATTGCTGATGGATTCACCAAACTGGAAGATAGTCTCGCTATTGATAGCAGTAACACTCAGGATAAGTCCAGAGAAGAGGGTGGTGCGCTTAATTTCTTCATTCAGGTTGAATGTGCCACCAACTAAGTTGATAACGTCGATATGAGTCGTGCCAGAGTCGATAACAGTCGCAATAACGTCGCTATCTGCACCTTGGACTTGCTGACCCAATGTTGGGAAGATACCAAAGTTTGGTGGACCTGCCTGACCAGAATACAATTCAATTCTGTAAATTGTGGTAGGAGTAATTTCTAGAGACCTATAGTTAACTCTAGATGCTGGTTTTGGTGCCTCATCAAATACAAGGTTACCACCAACAACGCTATATGAAACTCCAGGTGCCTGAATCACACCGTTGATAGTAACCAACAACTGATTCTCTTGGACGATAATCTGCTCACCTTCTACAGTAAGTGGGAATTGCTTATCAATACCATTAAACTGCTCTTGGATATTATCAAGTTTCTTCACGATAGAGGTCAAGATTTCCTCAGAGGAAGTCAGACGCTTTTTACGGAAGAGGACTTCAGTATTGTTGTAATCGGTGTAAATTGGTTGTGCTGCACCGAAAGATGTGATCTGGTTGACGTTGGAGTAGTTATTGATGTTAACTTCCTTCGTAAACTCAGTACCGACCTTTCTACCTGAAACATCCTTACCACCAACGATTTGCAACTGTCCAAACATGTTGAAACCAGCAGGGTGGTTGTTTTCAAGGATTTGAGTCTTCCATTTGGTAATGGGGATCTCAGACTTGACAACGTAGGAGAAGTTTTGATAGAAGAAGGAATCTTGGATTTTTTGGACGATTTCGGATGGTTTACCGACATTATCGATAAACTTACCAGGAGTCTTCGTCAAAGATCCAATATTAAGCACACCACGAGCAATGCTTAGGTTATCGATGATACCAGACGCTTTAGAGATAGATCCAATGACTTTTTCGCCAATTTTCCAATCTCCATCATAATCAACGATCTTGAGGATCTTAGGACCAATTTGCCAACCAGTATTAGTAGAAACCTTACCAGTTGCACTTGAAAGCTCAACTGCACTACCTTGGAAGACTTCTTCGCCTTCAAGGAAGCGAGATGTCTCAACAACTGCTTCTGCTTTACCACCAAAGACTTCGGTAAGCAATACTTGACGACCACTACCTTGAGTTAGGAATGTGATGTAATCACCTGCCTGTGCTGCCTGTAAAGTCAGTGCAAAGCGAATTTGGTCGGATTCCAGCGAATTTACCTGACCAGCGATTGCATAGTAAAGTTGACCAGCAACCAAAGAGGTCAAACCTGCGCTAGAGGGCTTAGGAAGGACACCTTCAGTACTACCGACATCTTCAGCACGGAACTGGATTTCTGCACCAGTTGTGATGCCATGAGGGAAGTTAAACTGTAGATAGTTGAGGTCAAGGTTAACAACGTAGTTAAACTCAGACTTCAGCGTAATTGTAGGCTCAGATGAGTATCCAGCACCAGGATTCTTGATGATAATCTCATTGAGTCGGTTATTCTTAATAATGGCAACTGCATCAGCACCTGATCCACCACCACCGTCAATAACAACTGCAGGTGTCGATGTATAACCCGCACCAGGATCTGTGATCTTGATCTCGGAAAGAATCGACGTATTGAAGAGTTGGAGGTTAACGGGGAAGGTAATTTCAGGTTTTAGAGTGTAGTCATGTGAATATCCGAAACCAAACTCATTATTTTTGAGTCTCTTAATCTTACCAATGTTTTTACCTGTCAAGAAGACAGATGCGCCACTACCTTCGCTAGGAATGATAACGCTGACAGCACCACCAGATCCAGACAGTGTAGGACCAAGAATACCAGTGATAGCGTCAATATCTACGCTAGCAATGGTGTAACCTTTACCAGGGTCTGCAACATCGACACTAGCGATTGTACCAGACCCAGTTTCATCATCTAGAAGGACTGTGACGGTAACTTTACCACCTTCACCGTCTCCATCAACAGGAACGTCGTAGTAAACTCCAGGTGCATATTCTGTGCCACCATCATCAATCACAACCTTCTCAATTTGACGGAAGGATGCAATATCGGAGATAATAGGCAGTTTCTTATAGAATCCACCAGGAGAAACAAGTTTGATCGTATTAATAGGACCAACTGCTCTAGTAGATGTCGTAGAGTAGTATGAATACTCATTTCCTTGATCATCAGATCCAATCTCAGCGTTACTACGCTCAGGTTCTTTATGAAGTGGGAATTTGAATTCAGTATCGCTTACAATCTCACTAATGTTGAATCTACCCTGATATGGAGTCGTAATAACGTCAATGTATGAGTTTACTCCAACTGGGGAGTTATCACCAGTCCTTGATGGGTCGAAGTAGTAAGAGATGTTAGTAACATCACCAAGCGCCAAGAATTTAACGAATGGAGTGCTTGAACCTGCACCTGCGATACCAGGAGTGCCTTCTCTAACAGTATTATTGAAGGAATACTCCAGTTTATACTGGTTGTCCTGAGAGAATGACAGATAGTAACCGAAGTTGGAAACATCGCTAAGCTCGAAGTTATACTGATGATTTCTAGTGAAAATCAGAGTAGGATGCTTAGCATAGATGTTAACGTTAGCAATTCCATTGTTAACAAACGTTGGATCAGACACTGCTGTCGCTCTAATACCAAATGTAAATTCTCTAGATCCAATAACATCATCGATGAAGAATGATCCGTTATATTGATCACCAGAGAATCCTTCAGTGAAGATAATTTCATCTTCCTTGTAGAAGTGTGGAGAATTAGATGTGCAATAGACCTTAGAAGTCCTAAGACTGCTGGAAAGAATGACATCTTTCTCAAGACGTGCAGTAATACGAATCTTCTTGACAGATGCAAATCCAGAGATCTCAACAGACTTCTCATCTTCTGTTAGAGTGATATTCCCAATATTGACGCTAACAACGTCATTAGGAATATAGTTAGATCCAGGATGGATTTCTAAGATCTCAATACGGTAGTTGTTGCCTAGATCATAAGGCATCAAACGAGTATAAAGACTGATTGCCTCGCTAGTTTCAACAAATGACCAAGTAACAGTGCCATCAGAAACGTCACCAGTGGTATGAGTAGGAGGAGTCGTTGTAGTAACACCACCGCCACCAACAGCAACCTGATAAACGTTGAGTTTATACCATACACGCTGCCCAGTAGCATATAGACGATGTGGCAACCACTCAGGCATATCCAGACCAGTATATTGGGGTCTAGGATAAGGATGCTCAGTCAGATCAATATTAAACTTACCTGCATCGTCAATGAATGCCCAGTTAATGACACCATCAGAAACAACACCAGTGTTGTGCTGAGGTGCAATGGTGCCAGATGTGCCAGCACTCTGTGCCTCATAAATTCTCTTTTGGTTGTAGACACGATCACCTTGTGCATATGCAGTTAGTTGCTGCCAAGGAGACTCTTCTTCTTCAGCATCGAAGTAGGTGCCTTCAATCTGGTTGATATCTCCACCAACAGTTGTAGTGCGGAATCTATCAGAAGTATTAAAGGATCCGTAGATTTTCCCCACAGAATACTCGGTGCCAAGACCAGGATTCTGCACAGTGCCTGTTGGGACCTCTGTAATAGTACCAAAAGCAGTAGTAGTGCCAACATCGTTAAACTGCTGCAGAATAGAATACTTAGTAAGTTTAATTGGTTGGGTAAATGTAAACTGTTGGACGTTATCAATCTTCTGATATAGAGCATCCCTCATGTAGAATTTGGGGATAACATCAGCAGAGATAATTAACCTCTTACCACGAGGTGAAGGAATGGTAGAAGTCTTAGATGCATACTGGTCATACACTGAAGATAGTGTATATGTACCAGGGATCAACGTGGAGAAAGTCTGGGACATGTCCAGAATTTGCAGACCACCAGGACCCTCATTCCACACAGAAATTGCTCCTGGAGAAATACTTGTCCAGGTCATTCCAGCAACATGATCAGTGAATGCAACAGTGCTATGATTATTAAGACCAGTCAGGGTGTATGATGCACGCTGAGTATGTGCTCTATCAAACTTGATCAGTGCAACATCGGAGTTGGATGTGGTGATTGCAATTTCAGCAGTTGGCACAGTGTATGAAGTGCCAGGATATTGAGCAGCATCATCGAGCACAAAGTCGTCGATGTTACCACGGAAAGAATTGCTTGTGTTTGGAGGACTGGAAGGACCACAGATAACAACATCATCAAGAGCAACATCAGTAGTGCTCTGATAAGTGATCTGTTGATTACCACCAATGAATACCTCATAACGATACAGACCCAGAGATTCTTGACGCTTCTGGACAGTAACATGGACCCATGCACCAGCAGCAAAGGCATCCCAGTTAGTTGCAGCAACAGAAGAAGCAACCTGAGTGCCATTCAAGTAAAGGATAACCTTTTGATAGTCAGGATCGGTATTATCACCTTGAATAGTTGCAGTAATTGAGTTGGTATTAGTTGCATCGTTAACATGCAACAGTGTGGGCTCATGAGCAGTATTCCATACTGTAGTATTCATGGACATCCACATTCTGCCACTCCACTCAACAGGGGTCAGACCCAAGTCAGAGATAGTGATAGGTGCAACGGCGTTAAACTTCAGAGATCCGCCATCAAACTTATAAACAGCAGCATCATGAGTGATATCAGACTGACTAAAGTAGCTGTAGGTACCGAGATTTTGCTTAGTGGTATCCTCAACAGGATTTACACTGTTGCCCATTCTCCAGGAGACGAGCTGATCAGACTGCTGACGGTTGACAGCAAGAATGGTGTCACCAGAGTTATCCAAAGCATGAGTATACGCTTGGAAACCAATACTTGCGGTGTCATCAACTTTTGTCTGATGAAGCAGAGTACCGTCATACTTCATGTAAGAGATAACTGAATATCTCTGATTCTGATCCCCAATTACATCAGAAACGAGAGTGTAGTTACCCCACTGATCATATGAGATACCTGCATGGTGCATTTCAAGGAAATTACCAGTAGTAGTAACGGTCTTACTCCAATCCCAAGTAGTTTGTGCAGTAGAAAGGAGGAATTTGTTGATCTGGATCTTATCGTACTTAGATGCTGCAGAATTAAAGACATCCCAAGCAACAATAATTGAACCATAGTCATCCATGACCATTGTTGGGTTGACAACACGTCCACCCACCGTAGGAATCTGCTTGCTCCAATCAATCTCAAGGTTTGCACCATCGTAGAAGAATTCACCGAAGATCAAGTCATCATTTTGGTCGTTAACACCAATAAAGAAGAATCTATCATCGGAGATCATCATGATCTGATGCATTTTCTCAGAATCATCCTGAGATGCAACTTTACGCTTCTCAACCAGATCGCCTTCAATACCACACTGGATGATCCACATATCATCGGGATCAACAGAGTTGGTATCGGTATAACCACAAAGGTAGATACGTTGCTCTTGATCAAGAGCGATAGAAGTTACATAGTCTCTTCTAGTACTGCCAGAGATACCAGCGATTGCTCTCTGCCACTGCAGGATACCGTCAGGATCGTTTGCATTGTTGAATCCAGACTCATAAAGTCCTAACCATATGTCTGGGTTGTACAGATCGTTGTCAGGATCCTTTGTTTGGCCTGTAACATATATGAGGTCGTTTTCTGGAGTGTCATTGACCACCATCTTGAGGAATTCAGCCCTCTTCTGAAGGGCATTAGTAGGAATGAGAGTCCTCTCCCAGATTCTCTGACCCAAGTCATCAAACTTGGCAAGGAAACCAGCTTCATCACCATCTGTCTCAGTAATCTTACCGCAGATATAGGTATAGCGTTGTGAGGTAACCTTAATATCGTTGACTTCAACGATACCATCTGCTTCCATGTATTCGGTCAACCAATAGCGAGTTTTCTTAAACTGCTGTGGATGGGAGACACGAATTTGAGGAGGCTCCTCAGGATCATAACCATTACCAGAGTTGATAATGTTGACTGTGTTGATCTGACCAGTATTTTGTAAGACAATCTCTAGTTGACCATCTTGACCAGCAGATGTGATCAATTCAAACGTAGGAGGAATATCTTCGTTGTAACCAACACCAATCTGATTTACATTGATACGCTCAACACCAGATACAACTTTAACTTTGAAGTTCTTGTTGGTGTTATCAATAACGGGAGAAGAGTTAAGAATCAACTCATCTTGCTGACGCAAGTCGTGATTAGCTGCTGTATTAATCACACCATATGGACGATCTCCGATGATCTCCTTACTGTATGATTGGATGACTTGACCCTTAACCGATTCGATAAGTGCAGAAGCACCGAAACCACCAGTGTCTTGATCATCAAAGAAGATGGTATCATTAACCTGATAGGACTGGCCTGGGTTTTCAATAACGAAACCGTCAATCTGAGCATCTTCAAACTGAGTAGTTGTCTCAACTTCGATGTCAACTCTAGACTCTTCAGAAACCTGAGGGAAGTAATCATAGATTTGTAGGGTTGCCTCTTCAGACATCTCAAGGACTTCTTGTTGCTCATTAGCATCAATGATTCCGTCACTATTACTATCCTGGACCTCAAAGATAAGAGGATAACCTTCAATCTCAGTCGTTAGGACATCTGCTTCCTGGTTAGGTTGACGATCAACATCGATGTCAACGTTGACATAAGGATCTCTATACCTTACAACGTTTTGTGGAATATTTTCCTGAGTTGCACCTTGGGTAAAGTTCCATGGATCAGGCAGTGAGTTAAACTGAGGACCGAGGATATATGGGAATTCTGCAACACCTGCTTCAGATGCATCAATAGTAATAAAGTATGCATAGGTGCCATCAGGATATTGAGGTGTCTTACAGAAGCGACCATTATAGTTGTCAAGATCCCCAGACTGGAAGTCGTACTCATAGTCAGCAACAAACGATCCAGCAGGATATGAATCCAGTGCAGGTCCATCAATACGGGCAGGATTTGGATTAGTTGCTAGATCATAGACAACGTTATCTTTTAGTTTATATGAAGTGCGAAGTCTTCTGATTCCGCTGTTTTGGTCAGTTGGGTCAATGTAACCATAGGGACCGTAGATTGGGTTACCATCGTAAGCCCAACCCAGAATAGGAGAGTGCTCATAATTAGATGATACCTCTTGAAATTGTTGTGTTACAGCATTAAGGAAGACGTTATCGCCAACCACATAACGAAGCTCTTTAGGATCACTGAGGTGAGCATACTCACCACCAAACTGGTTATTCAAACCAGTAAAGACGTATCCTCGTGCTCCATCATACTTAGCAGTAAGATCATACTGAAGGTTTTTATTCCACTCAAAAACTTGTGGAGTAAACTCAGCAAAGTCACCGACAGACTCAAGTCTGACAGTAGTAAGACCTTGGGTATATCCAATACCTTTGTTGCTGATCTCAACACTAAGGACTCTACCTTTGTCTTCACCAACAGTGCCGATAATTGCTCTTGCAATAGCACCAAAACCATCACCATTGATTACAATGGTGGGAGCAGTAGTATATCCACTACCTGAGTTAATGATAGCGATAGAAACAATACGACCATTGATAACAATGGGTTGTGCCAAAGCACCTTCACCAGAGTTAACTCTAATGCTAGGCAACTCAGTGTAACCACTACCATTGGCAGTGATACTGACACTCTGTACAGGACCACGGACATTTGCAGTTGCCTCAGCACCTGTACCGCCGCCACCAGTAACTGAAACGCTAGGTTGTGAGGTATATCCAGTACCTGGTTGCTCAACCAGGATTTTAGTGACACGACCACCCGTTACGATAGCTTGTGCAGTTGCTCCGATACCACCACCACCAACGATGGAGACTAGAGGAGATTCTGTATATCCGCTACCTTCTACAGTAACAACAAAGGAAGTCAGACTACCATTAACAACAACTTCACCAGTAGCACCTGTACCACCGCCACCAGTAATTTCCAGAGCAGGTTTGGATCCTGCATCATAGTCTTGACCAATGTTAGTAACAGTGATGTCAGTCAGAGGACCGAATCTAACAAAGTCGCCAGACTTGTATGCCCAGATAGACACACCATTCACCCAAGCACCAATCGAGGTGTTTGCTGAGATATCTTGACGCTCAGAAATGGTTTGGACAAGTCTGGGGAATCTAAGCAGTTTACGCTGGTTACCAGGAATCAGTGCCGAACCTGTGAAAGGACCCACCCTATAATTGGGTAGACCAGAGGAAGCAACATAAACATGATCATCATTAAAGAAGGAGTTTTGGATATTTGTTGTAAACTCACTAACAACACTGTTGATTGAATTGACATCAGACTTACCTCTGTTTAGGTCCACAGAGAGAAGAATGTTACCTTCAGGAATGATCTCTGTGGGAGTATTGATCTGGTATGTGAATTGAAATGCATCAATACGAGAAGTAACGGTAAAGGTGCCGTTGAATACAACAGGGTTAGCACCATAAATCGTCACCTGATCGGATACCAGTAGACCGTGTGGGTTACCACAAACAACAGTAGCAGTCTGGTTATTAACACCACCAGGGGTGATACTGGTAACCTGAATTAGTTTCTTAACGTTATACAGCCAGGAAGACAGTCTTTCATCTTCATCTGAAGATCCAAGTTTAGCAACCTTTAGTTTGTCGCCTTGCAGATAGTAAGATCCAGTATCCTCCAGGATAGTTGTACCTGCTTCTGCAATACCAAGCACTCTGAGTTTACACTCAGCAGATGTGCCCTTATTGACATATACAAAGATTTCAGAGAATATAATCGTGCCAGGATCCCAGTCTTCTACAACACCATTCTGTGATCTGGTGCATTCGATAAACTGGTTAAGTGATTTCTCTTTATACTGTACGATTTCCTGATCGTTAATACGAATGGTGCCGTTTCTTTCTGGCCATCCAATCGTGGAGTCAACGGTAATAATCTGACCAGTTGTAGTCAACGGCTCAACTAGAGTCGTCTTATAAGGAATGATGAAACTACCAGTTAGCGTCTCTTCAGAGATTGCCAATTCGTAGATAGTGTCCTTACCTTCAATAATGGTAATAACGTTTTCAATCAGAGCATTTGCTGCCTTGACACTAAGGTCAACAGAATCAGCATACTGGATAAGTTGTGAGTCAATCAGATTAGCAGGGTCACCTGAGATCAACTCAGCACGCAGCACCGTGTCAACAACCCATGCTGCAGCAGATGGTGAGATGATTTCTTCACGGGGATAGTAGATATCCACCTGCTCGCCAAACATGATCTTAAACAGATACTGTGTAGCAAGCTCAGTGCCTTTACTAATGTAAAAGTCACTAATACTCTTAATTACTTGGACTGGATTGATTACAGAATAATCAATCTTAATATTGGGAAGATATTGTCTTCTAAATTTGTCAAAGACTTCTTTGATAAACAAAGAATCTAGGTTAATAACTGTAGATGCTGCAGGGTGAGTAGACTGACGCAGTGCTGCTTCACCTGCATAGATCTCATTATGGAGGATGTCATATCCAACAGCACCAGATACACCACGACTACATCCTAAGAATGCAGAAGGGGAATATCCACTACCCTTTTCAATGATCTCGTAACCAGTCAGCTCGTTGAAACCAACAGCAACAGATGCTCTTGCTGCTTGAGGCTCAGCAATGTAAATCTTAGGAGGCTCTGTCTCAGAATATCCAGTACCGAAGTTGGTAATGTTGATATCAGTGATTTCGCCGTTAAAGATAGTTGCAGCAGCAGTTGCACCTGTGCCACCAATAGGATCGCCGTAAGAATCTTTTCTATCATCGACGATATACACAGAAGGAGCATCGGTATAACCGTTGCCACCTGTTAGCATTTCGATATTGGTAACGTTACCAGATGCGACAGTAACGTCAAGCACCTGAGCACCAATAGGTTGAATAATTCTTGCTCTAGGTGGGGTTACATACTCTCTACCTCTGTTTGTAATAACGATCTCATAGACTTGACCGTCTTGGTTGATTCTGGAAATTGCCTGAGCATTAATACCACCCTCAGGTGCTGGATCCAGATAAACAATAGGAGGATTACTATAGTTCAGTCCAAATTCTTCGACAGCAATACTGTCAATGTTTACACGACCTTCACTATCAATTGTAGGTTGACCAATTTTGCAACCACCAGGATTAAGAAACGAAATAGCAGGGATAAAGTCATATCCACTACCAGAATTCATAATAGTCAGACTATCGACCTGACCTGTTGTATCATTTACAGTCAGAGTGACTTTTGCCAGTGTACCACCTGTAGGAGCGCCTACAAGGGCGATAGGAGGGTTATATGACGTGTAACCCTGTCCACCATCAATTAGGTTGATATCCTTGATACCACTAACCAAAGTTTTGGCAGTCGCACCCACACCTGTGTTGTGCTGGACTACAACTTTAGGTTCAAAATCTAGTCTGTAACCACTACCACCAGTTTTAGGAATTAGGCGGTCAACTTGACCAAGACTATCGACAGAGACAACTGCAGATGCTCCAGATCCAAAAGAAGGGGCAATATACTCAATAGAGCGAATATGAATATCATCAGCAGCACCCAGTGGGAATCTAAAGATAATCTCACTTCCATATACTGTATAGTCGGTATATGGCTCAAGTTGGCGAGTGTTTTTCTTAACAATCAGACCAATTGCTGAAGTTGGGGTATATGGTTGTGTATTTACTCTGAGAGGATATTCTTTCTTACCTTGATACTCTTCAAAGGGAATGGCATCAGTTGTGACGATCGCTTGATCGGCATACCCAACCAAATATACAATTTCAGTGAATGCAGAGTCATCAGCACCAGATCTCTCACGAGGAGCAACAGCAAAACGAATCTCATTGCCTTCAAGGAAATAATCAGTCCCAGGGACCAACATTTCATTATATGTGATAACAATTAGGTGATCTACTGAAGGGGGATTTACAGGAGTGCCTAAAAAACTAAGAGGGAATTTATTTCTAGTCCCATCAAACAACTGGAAGGGATTTTCTAGTTGTTGTTTCTTTTTATCAAACTGATCAGGAGAAACACCTGGAGTAACAATAGCATCAGGTCCACGAGTAACAGTCTCGTAGTAAATTACCTCATTATCGATCTTAATAGATCCATCGGTTTCCTTGAAACCATTAATCGACTCAATTGTGATAGTTTCATCGTACAGACCAATATCACTCAATAAGAGTGTGTCATTTGACAATTCGTCTGAGGTATAACCGTCGAGATCCAGATAACCCAGAAGATTATTCAGAATATCGTAAGGACGACCTGTTTTTTCTTGAGACTTGTAATACTGGAAGAGAAAATCAACAAATTGTCGATCTTCCTCCCTAATAAATTCTGGGAGTTGATTTTCAACTCTATCCGAAATGGCGATATTCTTGTGTGGCATCTATCTCAGAAACAGGAGGTATCTACTGGATATGTAAAACTATCCGTGGGATAATCAATGATATTTATCCCAGTTGGGTCACCGTAATTGTAACCACTAAAGTTGTTAGGATCGAAGTTGGGGATTGAAATGTCATTAGTCTTCCAATCGATTGGATTGACGCTAATATCAAACAATGTGGGATCGACGCCTGGTGGAATTGTGATAGCTCCTCCATATGGCAATACTTGGATCGGCAGACGCTCTGAATCATCTGGCGTGCCTCCAATTGCAATGGGTCCTACACAAACTTGACCGTTTTCATAATCAACGCTACCAACAGCATTATTTAACACAACTTCAACTTCGTCCCTTTTAGTAACAAGGAGAAGATTGCCTTTTCCGTCATCTCTAATGTTGACGGGGACCAAAACTTGATTTTCGTCAGTAATGGAGCTGGATGATATAACAGGGGCAGTTGAATTAGTGCCAACACCTTGCATGGTCAGGTTAACAAGGTCTTCAGTGAAACCTGTTGCATAGAATGTGCCAGATTTGACCACAGAGAAGGAAGGATCACAACCTCCACCGATGCTTTGGCAAGTGCCATCTATACAAACTTGACCTTCTGGACAATCTGAATCTGTAGAGCAAGGAGTGCCGTCACCGCCATCAGGAGTGCCTGAAAAGTTAGATGGGTTGTAAAGTGAGTTACCAAAGTCAAGACATTGAGTAAATACGTTACCAAACGTAAATTGGTCAAGATTTTGACCAATAGTCAGCTGAGTGACACTACCAGAAATTGCAGGATCACTATTATCGAGCATTGAGTTATATTTCGACGCCTCAATGCGACCACCGAAGCGATTGTTTTGACCATTCTTGTTAAATTGGTCAACATTACGCAAAACATCACTTGCTAGTTGAGCGCCACTCTTATCGGTGTTGTTTCCGTCGTAATAAACGTAAGATTTAGGAATAATGTAGTAAGTAGTAGGATCAATGATCACAGGATCGACTGATGCAACTGTATAAGGTTTCAGATCATTTTTGATTCTTGCTTTTGTCGTCTCATTCAGTTTATTACCCGTTTTTGGACGGATAGCAACGTAAACTTTACCGTAAATGGGTGGAGTGAGTCTCTCACCACCATATGCGGTCACAGATGCTGCCTGCGGATAGATCTCTGAGACAATATGCTCATAATCCGTTTCAGTCACTGCTCGGTTTTGAGTAGAAAAGGATCTGGGTGCTCTAAACTTGATGGATAGCGCACTTTCGCGTGCTTCACCATCTGCTGCAGACTCTCTAGTGACAACTGCGATGTTTGCAGGTGAAATTGCACGTTGATCACTGTCTCTAATGGTGCCAATAAAGGCAAAGTCCTTACAACCGTTTGCTTCTTCACCAAAAGTGGTCACATAAGACAGTCTGATGAATTCACCATCGATCAATTTACGTCCTAAGACACCATCACCGAAGATTAGACGGTATCTAAGGTCATCAGACTCCTCAAGGTAGTAAACACGAGAAGTGTCGTTGAGCGCAGTTACGTTTGTAGCGAGGTTATAGGTGTCAATCTCTTGCGACTGTGCGTTAGGTGAGATATCGACGTAAACCAAGGCTGTGTCTACGTTTTCAGTGGGGATAACATAGTCCTGTCTCTTCGTATAGTCAACTGTGTAGTTAAACTTAAGCAAATTGCCCTGATAAACGAGCACAGGGTCAAACACCGCGATGCCAGTTGCGCTATCTACGGTGGTTTGGAGGTCACGAGTCACACAGAAGGTGTAAGTGTCGTTAAAGTTACGAGCAACAAACACATCTCCTGCAGCCAGTGTGCAGAATTCTGGAAATGTGGTGCCATTTAGAGAAGCTTGTGTCTGCACCCGGATAGTTACACACGCTCTGGGTGCTTTAATTGACCTAGGGGTGTAATTTAACTGCTTTGCAATGCGGACTACGTTGTCTCTCACCGTAGCAGACTCTAGAAATGCTTCATTCAACGCCATGTTAGCGTTGAATGCCGTATAATACGTGTTATAAGCAAGGGTATCGATAAGATACGCCGAAGCACTACCTTCAAAATCGTAATCTGTAAACTCGTTACGCGTTCTAAGGTAGGATTTGATAGACTCTTTAATCTCAAAGAAGTCTAGCGATGTTAATTGTGATGGGATAGCAGACATTTCAGGTCTTCTCTAAGAGGAATGTTACTTCTTGGGTTATATTTTCTCCAGTAATCAAATATTCAAGCTCAACTTGAATTCCATTCAGATCACTGTCATCACGGACACTAACATCCTGTACAGTAATCCGTGGCTCAAGACGCTTAAGGCAATCACGAATTTCACCCTTGATAGCATCCGCCGCGAATGGATCCCATTGCTCAAAAAGAAGACCCTTCACCCGACTTCCAATGTTCGGCTGAAAAGGTCTTTCACCTAATATAGTCAATAACAAATTTCTTACAGATTGATTGATTGCTCTCTCATTCTTGACAGCGCCAAAGTCATCAGTAGAAGGATTTGAATTAAAGGAAATTGCTAAGTCCTTAAACCCTCTACTGACGTACTGGTCTGATCTGAATCTGTAAGCAGGCATTTAACCCTCTATTTTCTTTGGTCTCACAGGTGGTTGGATGTTTCTACTCACCTTATGAAGATATTTATCACTTCGTGGGTCGGTTATTAACACCATCCCCGATTTAATAAATTCATCACTTTGATCAGGCACAGGACTGTTAGCCACGAGACCTCTTCCACACGGTATTTTTATTTATAGTCATTGTTGAGATTCCCCCTCATAAGTGGGGGGATGGAAATTACAATACTCGTTGAATGTAATCTTCATTTCTTTCAATGACAGACCACAATGCTCTGCTGCTTTAGGAAGATTCCATTTAGCAGACCAAAGCATCTCCATAGACTCTCGGGTCTCAACTCTCATCGACCTTGACCACGATAACGCTTACCTTTACTGTTACGAGATGTTGCGGAATATTTAGTATTCCCAGACGACCCCTGCCGAGTTATTTTCGGTTTGCCAGGTACCCAACCATCTTTAACCAGTCCAGTCGTTGCTCTCTTAGGCATTAGTCCCTTTTAAACTACCTCAGGATGATAGCACAGTTGGGTGTCCAAAGGCAACCACTGAGGAGCATGGATATGAGAATCCAGGAAATCCTACACCCAGTGGGTCTAGGATCCTCGCAATGGGGATCTTGAATGCAAAGACTGTCAGAGTAGTTGGGAAGAGAACTCTAGGATGTCCCACGCCACCAGCATCCTCAATAGTCAGTGCGCTGCAGATGATGGGTGTAGGGATAGGACACACACCCTTATCGCATGGGCAGATGTATATAATGATATTTGTACACGGCGAGATATGGGGCATGAATGTATCTCCACCAATCATGATAGGGATAAACTGCACCATCACCGTCGCTCGTATTGGGTTGACCCCTGTAATGGGGATTAGAGGTTGGGGTGGCCACCAGCATGTAAAATTCTTAATGATAATGCTGTAGGGCACTGGAGGGGTCTTACACCACTGCACTGAGTGGATAGTGGCTGGTAAGCAAAGACCATGCCCTGAGCAGGGTAGACCATTCAGTGATGCAACTGGTTTTAGAAATCCGTATGCCATTAAAATTCTTGGTTAATATATTTACCTGCAGTATCAGGTCTAGCAACATCACACTCAGAGAAGTATGGATTACCAAAGTTATGTAATGCGTTACTTAGTGCCTGGATACCGCCAGTCAACCAATTCCTCACACGCATTGTGCCACTGTAAGATCCCATTTTAAATACTTTATCTCCATCTGAGTTAGTATACATTCTAGATGGGTCAATGGCAATAGATGCATCATTGACCTGCTCCAGACCACAGGCAGGAGGTCCAGTAAAAAACCAACCAAAATAACCGAATGGAGATGTTGTGGAAGGTGTGCAACTTGCACAGAATGGATTGACTGGTCCTGTAGGACTATTCTGCACAGTGCCGTTAGCGGGTCCTGTGATCTCCCAGAAGCGGTTTCCAGGAATTGGGTCACCATCGTTATCATATCCACAGTAAACGTCTAGAGGGGCGTCTGAGGGGGCACCTGTCTTCCTTACATATGTATCCCAACACTCATGGTTAGGCACATTATTATCGGTAGGGTCAGGACTGCAATCTACATTGAATTTTGTGTAGGTGCCACTACCTGCATATGGTGTAGTTGTAGTTGTAGAGTTACCATTCTCATCTGGAGGTGACGTTGTGGTTTCATTCCATCCCCAACCCACTGTTGTGCCACCTGCTAGTGCTCCACCAGTCAAATTATCACCTAACCAGAGCTGGAATTGCTCATACTCACTAAAACCTAGGCGGTTATAGTCAAAAGTATTCTCATCTAGACCCACTGGGACGAAAATAATGTCATTTTGGTCGTTAGGATCGCGATAACAACGCCCATCAACGTCTCCGTTGTTGCATTTCCACGTTTTGTAACCACCACCCACCTTTCTACGCGGTGTTACCTTGGGTTTTTTGAAAGATTCCATGTAATCCATGAAAGCTGCGCCCTGAGATCCAGTAACTTTGCCCTCAATCATGATTGACACGTTAAATTCTGCCTCTTTGATCTTAGAAGCGCAGTATTTGTAAGGCAAATATCCAAAAGCACGCTCATCAGTGAGGTTTCTGCCCTTTTCAATCATGTCAAGAGTGGCAGATCCCTTCTCAGTGGTACTAATGTATGCGCATGGCATGTCAAACCAGCGTCTAATGTTGTAAACCTTAGGTTGTCCCATGGTCAAACAACGGTTTTTCTGGAAAGGACCGTAAACATGAGAGGTTGATTCCTGATATTCCTCCAAACTTTTGACTGTAGTGTAGACATCAGGCATAACTTGCGACTCAAAATTGCGAATACGGTCGTCCCTGCCACTCATGATCTCCCAGAAGTCCTGTTTGGGGATAGCATCGAGCACATGACCGCGACCATCCACCTCCAAACAGTTGGGTGGGAGGTCAAAACACAGTTTTGTTTCGTTTTCTGAATCAATCTCTGCCATTCTGATGTAAGAATCGGGTGCTGCAGAGGCAACAGGGGTATTCATAATGGTGAAACCCGTGTTTGCAACCTGATTAGGAGACGTTGGAGACCCAATGCCCGTAGTACCTAGACTCTGAAACTCAGTAGGTGCGCCCCTAAAGTCAATGTCATTGCCAGTATTGATCCAATCCATAGGATCTTGCTGCTCACCAGTAGGTAATTGACTCTCAATGTTGACAAACTGATTAGAAATACCCTGTCCTAGTGCAGCAATGTCCCCAATGTCAGGACTTTCATACTCAATATACTCTGGATCGGTAACAAATACATCAGGTGGCTCTTCAGGATCGTATCCTGACCCCTTCTTAACTACTCTAATTTTCTGGATACCGCCAATCTCATCGAATGCAGCGATCTCCAACTTGGCAGCAGTGAGATTTACTCCAATATTATCATGGTCAACCGGGAATTCTAGAGCTCCACCCGTCGCACCATGAGCAACTTGCACATCTTTGACGGGATCCTCACCCGCAAATTCGGATTCTGTAAAACCAATTGCCCTATTCCAGTCAGGATCTTTAAGGATTAGGTCTTCTAGATGCTCTGTAGTGTCTGTAGCAGAGAAATTCTTGAGGACTTTAGGTGTAATTGCTGTAACCTTTGCATTTTTAGAGTAACCACGTCCACTATTAATGATAACAACGTCATCAACACCACCTTCATCATTGACAATTGCTTCAAACTTTGCCTCATCCAGTGTGCGATTGGGCACAAGTGCCTTAGGAGAGAGCTCAACCTTGTAGAATGATACCCTTTTAGGGAATTCATACACACCAGCAAACGCACATTTGTCTGCAATGCCGTATCCAGCAAGGATTTCGCATGTGCCACCGTCTGTAGAAGTGAATTGTTGCTGATAACTGAAGTCACTTCCACTACCTTCCAACTCCATGATGCCACATTTGAGGCGATCACCGTAATAAAGGACGGAAACTATATTCCAACCGTTGATTTGCTCACCTCTATTGAAGTCACCAGTCCTTGTTAGGTATCTAAACAGGACTTTAGTACTATCTGTGTCAATAGTTTCAAAGGATTCGTTAACTGCATTGGTAGATTCATCAGTTAAAACACATCTAGACTTAGTAGTCTCCCAAGAATCCTCACGAATCTTGTAGAAGTGTGAGTAGTAATGCGTGTTAGGTAGGCAGATAGGGTCGCCCTCTGCATTTGTAGCATTAGGACAACAAGGAATGTCATTCAATGCATACTGAATACCAAAGAGAGGACCATTCCAAGGGTATGATGTGTCATACAAGTAGTAGTAAAACTGTGAGTCATACGAATCCTCAAACCCTAAGAAGCGTGGCACTGCACCTTTGATCGCTCCGTTGAGTCCATACAACCATTCAAAGTTTGCATACTCACTTAACTTCTCTGCATTATCAGGATTACCAAAACCAATCACACCAGGAGTGCCACTGGTTTTCATGTAACTAGGAAGACTGAATAGGGAAGGTACAGGTTCAAATGAATACCAACCTGTCTTGTCTACACACTGACCAGTAGGTCCTAACTTACCCAGCTCTATAACACGCTCCTGAGGAGCATTAGGAGCATCTCCAGGATACACATACCCAACGATACCCACATACTGATATTCCCTATTCATGGGATCCTTACATGGGATAGGACTATCAACTAGATTAACTTCCTCTGCAGGGTTAATAGTATAGAAGTCATCAATATCTTTACCACTACCTGCACTGTAATTACCATAGCGGTAATGATGCAATGGCACAGCATCAGGACCGTATGCCTGTGCATCTGCTAAGTTTGTACAAATATAACCTATCGTATAAACGTCGTAATATTTTGCTTTTCCACAACCAGTAGTAACACCTGCAGGATTACCAATACTTAGAATAGTATTGTCAGGCCAATATGAATACCACACTTTGAGTGGTACACTATTCTCTCTCTGACGATCTAGACAAAAGAAGTATGGAGTGGCTTTCCTAGGCTCATGATTATATCCACTACTTGCTTTCTTCCAGGACTCATTCTCACATCCTAAATCTGCTTCAATGAATGATGGATTCTTTGTATATTTGTGATCACGCTTTGCACCACGATACCATCTGTATACTGGCGCACGAGTATATCCACAGTATGCTACACAGGATTCCTCTTGATCACCAATATAATGTATAGCATCTTTACCTAAAGGATAGGATCCAGGTCCACTACCCTCAAAAGTAATAAAGTAATCTGTACCCGTACCAAGTCCATTACCAGACGAGTGACTTTCATAGTCACCGCTGGAAGGTCTTTTCCAGATAGTGTTATACTCTTCCCCGTTAATTGGGTTAGGAAAACTCCGAGCAGACTCTAGGAGATATGCAGGCATTACAAATTATTTGTCTTCTAAATTATTTAGACGGGTATATAGATTGTCAAATAATTTAGGTAAATTAGAATACTCTTCTTGACCTGGTATTTTATATTGAATCATATCTGCCCCAGGTGGCGGAAACTTAGATACTGCTTGCTCTATTGCAGTTACGCGCTCAGTGAGTTGTACTAACGCTTGTGATAATTGTTCAAACCCCCAATTGGTATATTCTTCAAGGGTTTCAAACTTTGGATTCTCATTCATAATTTTAGATGGACGCGGATTTTCGCGGATTTTTCAAAACTATTCTACTTTTGTAATAATAATAGATCCGTCAATATCTTCAGAATATTCTAAGACATCTCCCACGTCCCACTGTGCTTCTTCAAGCAATTCGTCGGGTAACTGTAGATAACATTCTCCATGCTCATCTACCTCGACTGTTAGGACATAGCGTTTCGACATACGTTCGTTGTTTCTACACCTTATGTAGACTTTTTACGGATTGCACCAATACAACTTGTATTCCATATACGATTACCATCTCTCTCAAGATCTGCAATCATACTGGTGGAATTATAAGGATGATGAAGCATAAAACCATTACCTAGGTAAATCCCTCCATGATTTGGGGCTTTGCCCATTGGTGCTGAGTATGATCCTCCTAATGGATTGGTATACAATCTAAAAAGAATTACATCTTCTTCAACTAATGTAGAGAAGTCAGTCTCCTCTCCCCATTCACTCTCCCATAATTTCTCTGCACCACCTTCTTCAATGGCTTCGTCAGTAAAAGTGATAATTCCTCGTGCATTGAAATCTGGTAAATCATCATCATGCATAAACTTATAATATTTACGAATGATTTCATAACATCCGTATATACGTCGTCCTGTCCATGGTAGTCCTATAAGATCACTATACTGATCCCTAAGCGCAATCATTTCTTCTTTGCGTGATATGCGAGGTATACTCATGTTTTGGTAGTCTTATTAGTAAGTGTATGTTTAAGGGTCTTGTGGGCGATCCTAGCGGTCTCTGAGAGTGATTCCCAGATATAACTTAACTGATCCCTTAAAGGGGTTTTGATGCTAAAATTATACTGGGAATTTTTTTGTGTAGGGGGGACCCGAAGTTTCATTTGATATAATATTATGAGGTCGCTGGGATACTTTTGTAGGTTAGGGTAGTTGGCAATTTTAATATACCCGCTTCGCGGTAACACAAACGCATCACCAAAACACTGTCCTAAGTGTTAACAACTGTGTATGTGTTATGTATCACTCACTGTCACCTACATCCACATCGTAGCACATACCCTCAGCAATGCAATAGTCACAGAATTGTTGATACTGACGTAGGTCATCATCTAGGTCTAAATCTATTAACTCCTGTGCTAGTTGTATTTGTTCATCTGGTGGTAATTGTCCCTCATCATATAACTCTAGAAGCATTTCTAGTTTATTAGATAGGGACGTAGAATCACAGGTAGATTGTGTCATGATGCTGTAGAGAATGTGCGTGCGTCGTTAACTGCTTGCTGTTGTGATTTGAAAGGACCGTTCTTAGGGCAACCGTCATAATCGTAACGCCAAAAGTAACGTTTACTCTTCTCCCATAGTTTAACTTGTATTGGAGGACTTGTATCTAGAGTGATAGTTTTCATGAGTCAGAGTAAGTGTCAGATAGTGGGTCTTCAGTTAGATCATCATTGTCTGGGCAATCCTCAGCAAGGATGTCATCAATCCAATCTTTGTCAATCTCATTCATGGGGTGTAATCCTCTGGTTGATTGTTATCATTGGGCGTTGATGGGCGCTGATACTTAGTTGTGGAATCGTCTGTGGAAAACTCATCATTTACCTGACGATTAGTCTTTGAATACTGTCTCTTTTCTCTGATAGATTTGGGGCGTCGTGAATTGTGGAGGTCGTTGCGTTTGTAAGTCCTTCCCATTAGTCAGCAGATCAAAAGTGTCCTGTGGTTTACTACTCATTCATTATAGGATCATGGGCAATGATTGTCAAGTGGTCTGTGTGGGTTTGTGTAGTGTCCTATGTGATGTTGACAAAAAAATGTCTTTGTGCTACGGTCTTAGGTAACAATAACTCCGTAGATATAATTCTCGGAGGTATATTTAATAAAGCATTTAATTGGTTCCACAGGTTATACGGAAACTGTGGAAAAGAGGTGGAAAAGTAATAGAAACTGTGTGGAAAAGTCATTGTTAGTTAGACTGGTATAATGTTAGCAGTAATTGTAATTCTTTGATCTGCTGGGTTAGAGTCATAACCGTGAGTAGTATTAGAGGGATAGATTA